GACAGCGGTTGGATCGACGCGATCAGGAGTAAGCCGTGAGTCATCCGCACGCCCGGCGCCGGCGGGCTGAATGGCTCATGGTGGACTCGTGCGTGATTGACCGGCCTGAAAGGTCGATGAACTGGGATCCGCAGTCCCGTCATGATGAGCCCACTATGAGTCGCGTGTACGAGGGGAAGTGCCGGCTGCGGCAGCAGACGTCGTACGGGACCGCCCCGACCACCGGCGGTCACACGTACGAACTGCAGCAGACTGAGCTGCACATTCCTCGCGGAGCCGCCTACCAGCCGGCCATCGGTGACGTCGCCACTGTGACCGGGTACGCGTACCCGTTCCGGGTCCGCGGCTTGATCAACCAGACGCACCGGACTGCCACGAGGATGCTCGTCGATGCGGAGACTGACTAATGCCCGCCGACGTGACACAGCTGCGCGCTCTCGCCGCTGACTTCGCTTCCGCCCAGGAGGCCGGGTCGGCGGTGCAGGTCGGTGTGCGCAACGCTTTGGACTCGGCGAAGGAGCGGGCACGGCAGGACTACCGGGCATTCCCCAACAAGGGAATCGCCAAGGTGGGCGACACGTTCTCCTACGACACGAAACCGTCTGGCGCTGTCGTGCAGGCCGAGTTCGGACCGTCGAAGCCTAAGGGTGCGCTAGCTAATATTGCGATTTGGGGCACCCCTAAGGGTGGCGGCGGCATGCCGCACCCCGCCGACTACATGGACGACAAGGTGACCGACGAGATCGCTTCCACCCTCGACGAGATACTGGACAAGCTGTCATGATCAGAATCGCCCCGTTCGTGAAAGCAATGGAGAGAGCCTGCCGGGACCGGTGCAAGTACGACGTGTACCTCGGCGAGGTCACGAAAGCCAGGCCGAACGTCCCGTATGTGCTCGTGAAGCTTCCCGCCGCGGGTGCGGGCAAGGCCGGCACGCTCGGTAATGCCGCCGACGAGATCAGCTTCCTGCAGCCACTCACGGTGGTTGCAGGCACCGCCGACAGGCTACTGACCGTAACAGACGACGTCCGCGGCGTACTCGACGGGTACGAACTGCAGGTAGGCGGCTGCCACGTCGAACCCCTCAGGCTGTCCTACTCGTCCGGGCTGCTCCGCGACGACCAGGTAGACATCCCCGCCTACGGGCACCTGTTCTACTCGGTAGACATGTGGCAGGTTACGGCGTTCAAAAGATTCGCCTGAGTTAAACTGACCTAGAAACGTACGTTGTCCGGCGCTGACGCGGCGTCGGAGAGAGGAGAAAGCCGATATGGCTTCGTCAATCCGGACGCTCGGCGACGGCCGCATCACGCTCGTCGCCCTGGGCACCGACTCCGCCCCGGTCGCGAACAGGAAGGCGCCGACCGCGGACGAGCTGAACAAGGGCATCCACTTTGAGATGTCCGTCATGAAGTCCGACTACAAGCTCGGCTCGAAGGGCAGCACCAGCGTCGAAGAGCCCGTCCTCGGCGCCGCCGGCAAGGGCACCGTCCCCGGCCCCGCCGAGTACGAGGGCCAGGTCAGCGTGTACTGGTTCTTCGACGACAATGGCCAGAAGGTCCAGGGCGGCGACAACGCCGTCTGGGAGCTGCTGAAGCAGACCGGCCGCGAGTTCGAACTGTACGAGCGTGAGGGTAAGAAGCCCGAGGAGCCGTTCGCGAACGGTGACGACGTTGATTGGTACCACGTCGCCCCCGGCCAGCCTCAGAAGCCGGACGACAGGACCACGTACACGAAGCGCACCGTGTCCCTGTTCATCTCTGACGCCCTGGAGAATGAGATCACCGTCGGCGGCGGCAAGGTTCAGGCCGCCCCCACGATCACGTCGATTGACCCGTCCGGGAAGAAGGCCGGCGACACCGTCCTGATCTCCGGTACAAACTTCGTCGGCGTCACCGGCGTCACCTGCACGGTGGGCGGGAAGACCGCCCCGGTCGCCTCCTACCGGGTGCTGTCCCAGACCGCTATCAGCGCGGTCCTGCCCGTCGGCGTCCAGACCGGCAACTTCATCGTCACGAACTCGGTCGGCCCCTCCGCCGGCAAGTCCTACATGGTCGGCGCCTGACCTGTCGCCGCCCTGTACACTGGGCTCGTTGCCCCCGCTGCCATGTGCGGTCTCTGGCGGCGGGGGCAACACCGCACATAGACCGCTTGGGACCGCAGACGGGGGACGCCGATGAGCGACCGTGTTGATGTCAGCGCCGACGACTTCGAGGACCGCACTGACGGGGCTGACAAGCCTGAGGAGTTTGATTTCGCTTCGTGGATGGCGGGGTTCCAGCCGACCCGCAAGTCGTGCACACTGTATGGGCGCACTGACCTGCTCGCCGTGATCGACCACCTGGACGAGGAAGCCCGCCTGCCTGGCCTGTCCGACGAGCGGAAGCGGGAGATCCTGGACGAGGCGAACTCCTGCCTGGAGACCCTGAAGGAGTCGGGCGTTGAGTTCGTCGTGCAGACCATGTCCGTGTACGCGCAGAAGGAGCTCATGGAGTCCCTCGGCCACCGGACGAAGGACGACCCTGTCACCCACGACATGGAGTGCGCGTTCATCGCCGCGCACATTGTTGAGCCGACCGGCGTGACCGGCGAGGACATCGCCGGCCTGTACAAGGCATCCCCTCAGCAGGTAGAGAAGCTGTCTCGCTGCATCCGCCTTGTCGACACGGAGAACCCCACCATCACCGCCCCTTTCTCGTCCAAGTCCTGACCTCCCCCACCGGGGCTTGGCTGCGGTCCATGGTGAAAGCCGCCATGGGCTGGGGGCGGCCGCCTACGGGTATCCTGCGCCGGTCTGGAGAGTGGGTTCCGCAGGACTACGACCTGGCGAACGCGTACTCCCTGTACGAGGCCTCCCTGTGCCCGTGCGGCTGCGGCTACCCGCGCGACGTCGCTTGGGATGAGTTCATGGACGGGTGGTTCGAAGCCCGCGAAGTGGTCTGCTACGCGAAAGCCGCACGCGAACGCTGGGAGAAAGACCACTCAGAGCGGAACAAGCACGGCGACCTGATCTCCCCTCCGAAAGAAGGGTCGCTCCTGTACGTCGCGGACGCCAAGGTAGAATCCGAACAGGAGTGAGGAGTTGCTGTGGCCGATAGAACCGTAGTTGTCAAACTGACCGCTGATGCGTCCGGCGTGAAAGCTGGGATGCAGGAGGCGTCGTCTGCGACTAAGGGCGCCGCGGATGCGATGTCGCAGGCGGGTCAGGCCGCGCAGGGCGCCGGCGACCAGATGGGTAATGCCGGCGAGCGTGGCAAGTCCGGCCTCGCGGGCCTTGCCGATTCAGCCCGTCAGAACGGTGCGGCTTGGACTACGGTCGGCACTGCAGTTGCCGGCGTTGGCGCGGGACTGCTCGGCTTCGCGGGCATGGCCGGGAAGATGTCCGCAGACTTCGACGCGTCTATGTCGTCGGTGCAGGCTGCCACTCACTCGTCCGCGGATGAGATGTCGCAGCTGCGCGAGGCTGCGATCCAGGCCGGCGCCGACACGGCGTTCTCTGCGACAGAGGCGGCCTCTGGCATCGAGGAGCTGGCTAAGGCCGGCGTTTCCACTAAGGACATCCTCGCAGGAGGTCTGAGCGGGGCGCTGGACCTGGCTGCTGCGGGTGAGATCAGCGTGTCCGAGGCGGCCGAGACCGCGGCAACCGCGATGGTTCAGTTCAACCTGTCCGGCGATAAGGTGACCCATGTCGCCGACCTGCTGGCTGCGGGGGCCGGTAAGGCGCAGGGTGGCGTCCACGACATGGCGTACGCCCTGAAGCAGTCCGGTCTTGTCGCCTCTCAGGCCGGCCTCAGCATTGAGGAGACGACGGGTTCGATCGCCGCTTTCGCGTCCGCTGGTCTGATCGGGCAGGATGCGGGTACGTCGTTCAAGACGATGCTCCAGCGTCTGGAGAACCCATCCAAGGGCGCCAAGAACGCCATGGATGACCTGGGGATCCACATCTACGACGCCCAGGGGCACTTCATCGGGATCACCGCCGTCGCGGAGCAGTTGCGCAACGGAATGAAGGACCTCGGCGAAGAGGAACGCAACACGGCGATGTCGACGATCTTCGGGTCGGACGCTATCCGTGCCGCGAACGTCCTCTACAACGAGGGCGGCGAAGGTATCCAGGGGTGGATCGATAAGGTCAACGACGCCGGCTACGCCGCTGAGACTGCACGCTTGAAGCAGGACAACCTGAAGGGTGACATTGAGAAGCTTGGCGGATCCTGGGAGACCGCCATGATCAAGATCGGCTCGTCTTCGCAGGCGCCGGTCCGCTCTGTTGTCCAGCACATCACTTCCCTGGTGGACAAGTTGGGTGAGCTCGGCAGCGGGACGCAGTCCATGATCATGAATTTCGCCGCGTTCGGCGGGGCTGCCCTGACCGCGGTCGGCGGGCTCATGGTGATGGCGCCGAAGATCGTCGAGATCAAGGATGCGATGAACACGTTGAACTGGACGGCTGCCGGCCTGAAAGGAAAGTTGGGTGAAGTCGCTACGGGCATGACTGGGTTCGGTCGGGCCGGCCGGATGATGATCACCGCCGCCCTGATCGAGGGCGTCAAGCACTACGGCGACGAGGTGCGCCGCACCGGCGTGTCCGTGGACGAGATGTCGTCGGCGCTCTCCCATGGCGGCTCCGTCCTGAATAACCTGGACTTCGACCGTGGTAAGTACTCGCTGCAGGAGTATTCGCAGGCCCTGGCGGACATTAGCCGCCCCTCCGTGTGGTCGTCCGTGCAGCAGCATTTGGCTAGCTTCGCCGACGGTGTCGCTGGCGCTTTCGGTGCGGACACTCGTTCCGACCTGCAGCGCACGAAGGACGCGCTTGAGACGACAGGGAAGGCGCTGTCCAGTATGTCCACGGACGACGCTGTCGCTCAGTTCAAGAAGCTGTCGTCAGAGATGACGAACGGTACGAACAAGAGCATGATCGACCTGATCAACTCCATGCCCGATTTCAAGGCGCACCTGAATGAGGTCGCCAAGCAGATGGGGTTGACGGCGGACGACAACACCCGCCTCGCTATTGCGCTGGGGCAGATCGACCCGAACGCTCAGGCCGCTGCCGGCGGCACGTCGCAGTTGGACGCTGCGATCCGCAAGGCCAAGGAGGGTACCGACCAGATCGTCCCGTCCATCGAGGAAGTCATCAAAGGGATCAAAACCTACGGCGACACGGTGATCGCGAACTCCAACGCGGACATCAAGTTCCAGGAAGCGCTGAAGAACGTGAATGACGCCGTCAAGGAGAACGGCGCCACCCTGGATATCACCACGGAGAAGGGGCGGAAGAATCAATCCGCCCTGAACGACCTGGCCAGTGCGACGTTCGCGCAGGTGCAGGCCGCGCAGGCGGCCGGCGAAGGCCAGGATGAGCTGCAGTCCAAGATGCAGACTGGAAGGGACGCGTTCATCGCAGCGGCGGAGTCTATGGGGCTCACAGAGGATGAGGCTGTCGAGCTCGCCGACAAGTACGGGCTGATCCCCGAGAAAATCAACACCGAGGTTACCGCCGACACGTCGCAGGCGACTGAGGCCGCTAATGGCGCGACGGCCGAGATCGATGGTATGACGGGGACGATCTCCATTTCTGGTGACGCCGCGAAGGCGGACTACACGCTGACCGTGACGGCCGACTCGATCAACGGCACGACCGGCGTGGTCGAGATCGACGCGGACAACGATCAGGGGCTGGCCGGCCTGCAGGAGACCGTGCAGACGATCGACAACTCGGACGGCACGGTGTCTATTCTGGGTGACGCCACGGGGGCTCGGTGGGAGAAAGATTCCGTCCACACGGAGATCGACAACACCACCGGGACGGTGACGATTTCCGGAAACGACCAAGCCAGCGGCAAGGTCCGTACCGTGAAGTACAACATCGACCAGCTCCACGACAAGGAGATCTCGATCACGACGCGGATTAAGCAGGTCTTCACGAGCGTCGGGCACTGGATCGGCGACCACTGGCCCAAGGGCTCCTGGCTGCGCGCCGACGGCGGCCCCATCACCCCGATCAAGGGGTACGCGAACGCGGGCGCCGTGCACGGCCCGGGCGGCGGACGGGACGACTGGATCCCCGCCTGGCTGTCCAACGGGGAGCACGTCCTCACTGCCGCCGAGGTCGCCGCGGCCGGCGGCCAGGACGCCGTGTACCGTCTGCGGAAGATGATCCGCGACGGCGACATCCGCAACTACATGGAAGCAAGGCGGTTCGCCGACGGCGGCGCACTGTCTGCATCCTCGCCGTCCATCGCCGGCTCTGGCGGCGTGTCCGTAAGGCAGCTCCGCAAGGCCATGGACGGCATGAACCTTGAACTCACCGTGGACGGGCAGACTACCCTGACTACCAGGATGAAGTCCGTCGCAGACGGCCGCATCGTCACCGCGAACCGCATGATGGGGAGATGACCGCATGGCAACGATGAAAGCTTTCACGGCGCAGCACACGGGGATGCTGTCCCTGCAGCCGAACCCTTCCCCTGAGGGTGCCGCGGCGATCCCCGTGTATGTGAAGTCGGACGACAACCGGGTGCTTATCTGGCATCCGACAGACTCCGAGTGCATCAGCGACCCGCTGGCGCCGATCGGCGAGGAGACCACGTACACGCAGGTCGGTGCGGCGGACACGACTGCCGTGCGCACGTCCGTCGGCGCGGACATCATCTCCGATGAGACTGGCCATGTTGCCGTCAAGGGGCACATCGTCGAGGCGAACGAGGAGTCATTCTCCGCGGGCCTGACGACCTTGTCTACGTCGGCCGGGACCCTCGACAGGTGGGGGCAGTCCGCGGAGCCGCTGTCATACACGATCGCCTACCGGACGAAGGGCCGCGCCGACTACGAGACGCTCCGCGCGCTCACGCAGCGGCCCGGCTACCTGATCGTCGCCCATGACGGTGACGCGTGCCGGATCCCGTCGTGCACGATCCGTCCGATCCGAGTGGTGGCCGTGCAGAAAGCTACCGCACAGCAGACTGAATCGCGGCTGACTGGCACCGTCCAGTGGGAGCTGTCCGTGACGGAGAGGCCGTCGGAGATGGTCCGCCACACCGAACAATGGCTCGGCATGTACGGCACCCGGATGGGGTCGTGGGCGCCGTGTGTCACCTGGGGTGAATGGCTGGACTGGGAGGCGAAGCTCGCCGCCGGCGACGTGAAGCGGAACATCACGTACCTGTGGGGCGGTACTACGCACCCGGAGGACGACAAGCTGCTCGGCGGCGACATTTCAGAGAACTGGTCCCCTCACGGTCGGCCGACCCGCGGCGGTGGCGTGCGGACTGTCACCCCGACGGCGGGCACGACGTCGTTCCGGCAGGTTCCGGTCGGCCACACGGTGGAAGTGTCCGCGTACGTGCGGCGCATCGGCAACGACCCCGACCTGTCGAACGTGTCGGTCGGCTTGTGGCTGTCGAACGGCAACGGTCCGAACTCCACGAAACGGTCCTTCGACCACCCGGACCGGCAAGACCGCAGCAAACCCGACGCCAACAGGTGGGTGCTTATGAAAGCAACAACCACGATCCAGGCCGGCGCCGACTGGGTTGCCCCATGCCTGCTGCTCGACGGGAACCCGCTGCCGACCGTTGAGTTCGCCGAGGTCGGTGTCGCGGACCTGTCCGTGTCTGACATCCCGGACATTACGTCACGCACATACAACGACGTGTGCCACTTTGTGGCGGGGATGCCGTCATGAGGCCCGGCCCTAGCTTGTTCGACATGGCCCAGCCTGCCCGGTGGCGCGTCCGTGTGGACGTCCGCTACGGCGGGGAGATCAAGTGGCGGGACCTGCCCGTGTACAACGTGCAGTTGGACTGGGGGAAACTCGGCACGAAGGCGGACTCTAACCCGACCGCGCCGGCCCGCCTGACGCTGAACGCCCCCCGTCAGCTGGCGGCGAAAGACCCGACTGACCCGTTGGCGAACTACGGGCAGGAGCTGTGCCCCGTGCTGGAGATCCGCCCCCGCGAAGGCGAGGGGTGGGATGTCCCGTTCGGGCATTTCCGGATCACGGACTCCCCGGCGAACCCGGAGGAGGCGACCGTGCAGGCGAAGGACATGCTCCTGGACCTGGAGGAGAACCCGCTGCCGTTCCCGCACTCGCCGTGGCTGGGTGGGACTCTGCTGTCGGAGATGCGCCGGCTGAACCCAGTCCCGGAGCACACGTACATTTGGGTGGACCCGAAGGTGCGGAACGTCGCCCCGATGGCGTCTCTGCAGATGCCGCCGAACCGGCTGGCGTCGGTGATCATGCTGGCGGACTCGTGCGGCGCGGACGTGCGTATGGGGTACGGCGGGAAGATTGAGGCGTACGCCCGTAGGGCGGACTGGCAGACGCCGGACGAGACGTACCCGCTGGCGTCGGGGCTGCTCGTGGATGCCCAGCGGACTGAGGACCCGTCGGGCCGGCTGCCGAACATGATTGAGATCAACGCGAAGGGCGACGGCACGAAGTCCTATTCGTTGTCTGGGAATAAGTCGTGGGCGGACGCGATCAAGCGGTCGGACCATGACACTGAGGTGGACGAGGCCCTGAACCTGCTGTGGGAGAGCAAGCCCACGACGTCGGCGTGGGGTCAGAAGGATGAGCTGTATCAGAACGCGAAGGACACGGCCTGGCAGTGGAGGCACAACCTGTGGCCCGGCTGGGAGCGTGAGGTAGACGACAAGGGGAAGACGACCGGTTGGAAGTCGAACTACACGTACGACTTCCACATCGGAATGCAGTACTACGGCGCCCCGTACGACCCGAAGCACTACGGTCGGGTAACGAAGGTCACGGACCTGTCGTCTGACAAGTCTTGGTCGAAGATGGTGGAGCAGGCGAACGCGGACGCGTTCCACGCCCGCGACCGGCTGCCCTCGTGGAAAGTGGAGATGGCGTTCGACCCTCGCGTCGAGATCGGCGACCTCCTCGCCTTCGAAATCAAGGAGGGCGAGTGGATTGCTATCATTGTCACGAGCTACTCGTGCTCACTGTCTGACGTGTCTCGCACGATGACGGTGATCGGACGGGAGGCTCGCCGCCACCTGTGAGGGAGGAGACCGCATGAGTGATAGCAGCCTGTACCTGGCGCTCCGCGAGGGCAGCCAGGCGTCTCAGCGTCGTGACACGACGATCCGCTGGGTGAAGGGGCGTGTAGTTGACACGTCGAAGACCGACCCGACCCTGCCCGCCGGGTGGGTGCGCGTCGGGATGCCATACGACAAGCCCGAGACCTACGTGGCTGGGGAGACGCCTGGCCTGTACACGTGGCAGGGTGCAATGGTGACTGTCCGCCTGCACCCGGACGGGACGCTCCTATCGATCACGGACGGGCAGGATGAGCCCGGGGATGAGCGCACACAGATCGAGCGGCTCGGCCCCGCCGGCAAGGAAATCGCTGACGCGATGAACGACGCGGTCGACGCGAAGAAAGCCGCCGCGGAGGTGAAGGACCGGGCGGATGCTGCGGCGAAGGACGCTGCTGCTGCTGCCCGCGACGCGACAACGGCGAGGGCGAAAGCGGAAGCCGCTGCCGCCAGCGTCGGCACCGTGCAGGACAGCGTGAAGGGCCTGGACGGGCGTATCACCGCCGCGGACAAGGCCGCGAAGGACGCCGCGAGTGTTGCGGACGCCGCGAAGACTACCGCCCAGCAGGCCGCGGAGACGGCGAAGCGCGCTGAAGATGCCATCAAGCAGTCCGGTGACAACGCGAAAGCTGTGGCTCTCGCCGAGGAGGCGAAGTCGCTGGCGCAGGCCGCGCAGACTCTCGCCGGGCAGGCGAACACGAAAGCGCAGGACGCCGCCAACGCCGCCGCGACGGCGACGCAGAAAGCCGCGGACGCCGACACGGCGGCGAAGAAAGCCGACGCCAACGCCACCGCCGTGAAAGCAACCGCGGACGGCGCGCAGGCCGCAGCGAAGGCCGCGCAGGCTGACGCGCAGAAAGCGCAGGCGGACTACTCGGCGCTCAAAGCCAAGCAGGATGCGTCCGCGCAGGACATCGCCGCCGCGAAGCAGAAGGCTGACGGTGCCGCGGCTGCCGCCCAGGGTGCTGCGGAGAAGGCCGACAAGGCGACCGCTGACGCCCTCGGTGCCCGCAATGCAGCCGACCAAGCGTCCGCGAAGATGTCGTCCCTGGATGGGAAGGTCACGATCGCTGCACGCGCGCCGCTGCCCACCGACGGGCAGGGCAAGTCTGCTGGTTCACTGTGGTGGGTGCAGGGCGCCGACGGGAAGCTCGGGCAGGCGTTCGTGTGGAACGGCACTGTGTGGCGTCTGTCGCAGGCGGGCGCGAACTTCATCGGCGACAAGGCGATCGGTTCCGCGCAGATCGGTGACGCCGCTATTGGTTCCGCGCAGATCGCTGACGCGTCTATCACTGACGCGAAGATTGGTGGCCTGTCCGTCAGCAAGTTGATGGTGACGGGCGGCGCGAAGATGCCGCAGGCTGTGATCGACGTGATCACGTCTGACAGTGCGTTCCTTGGGGCGGTGGCCGCGCATTCCGTGTCGGTGGACCCGGAGAACATGGTGCAAGAGCCTCTGTTCGCGTCCTCGCCGTCGTCTGTGTGGACGGTGTCGGACACGAAGGCGGTCACGTTGGCGGCCACCGTGTCCGGGGCGCCTGGCGCCCTAGTGACCGGGGTCCGGTTCGTGAACGCTGCCGGTGCGAAGACGTGGGCGCAGGCGACGCAGAAGATTACGTTCCCCGCGGGGAAGCGTTGGGTGCTGCGGATGACGTACCGGTACAACTCCGGCAACGCGGGCACGCTGGTCGCGACCGCTGCGGCGAAGGAAATCTGCCGGCCCGTGTACAAGGCTAACGACTACGGTTGGCGGACTGAGGAGTGGTCCTGGTCGCCGGACGTCGGCACTACGTCGACCATGTTCCAGTTGTCCGCTACGGCCGGCTGCCGCGCCGAGGTGGCGTTCGTGTCGCTGACGGAGGCTGTGGGGGCTACGAAGCTCGCCCCCGGCAGTGTCACGTCGGATGCGATCTACGCTTCCAAGGAGCTGTGGGCGAAGCTGGCTGCGTTCGCGTCCGTGACTACGGACATGCTGACCGCCGGCAAAGCGACCATCACCGGGACGGCGGTTGTCGGCGAGCTGAAGGGCAACAAGATCTGGGGGTCGCAAATCGTTGGTGCTACCCTGTCCACGTTCCTGGAGTCGGCCGAGGCGGTCAACAAGAAGCACTCGGGGTGGGACGCGTCCGACGGGAACACCGCCGAATGGGTTGACCAGTGGGTTGATCTGTCGTTGACGTGGGTCAACCAGTACAGCACGGACAGCGAAGGCAAGTGCACGATCGAGTCCGCGGCGCCCCGGGAGGTGCATGGGCGATTCAAGTCGGACCTGGATTTCTCGTACGGCGCCTGCTGGGAGATTAACTTCACCTTGCCGTCAGGGAACGTGTTCGACCCGGTGCTGTCGTTCCAGGCGTACCACGGGGACGGCTCTGGGCAGCCGACGGGTAGCACCGAGCTGCAGTTCAACTTGCTGCGTGACGGTCGGTTCAAGTCGAAGGATCGGTCGCTGCAGGGGTATCAGCACATTTTCCTGGGGCAGTGGCCTGCCGAACGGAGTGGGAACCGCGAGTATTTCCTAAGGATCTTCCCGTTGTACTCCCCCACGAATATTTACATCAAGAACATGAAGCTGTCGTACCGGCGAGGCTTTGACACGACAGCGGTGGAGATGTCTAACGGTTCGCTGACTCTTCGCCGGGTGGACGTGGGTTCGAACCTGTCGAATCGGCTGACCATGTCCGTTGGAGGCCTGTACGCATCCCAGTCGGAGGCGCTCGAATATCAGAAGCCGCTGCGCACGCTGGTGATGCCGCCACACTTCATCGGCACGTCCGACCAGATGCGCCACCTCTCCTGGAAGAACTGGGAATGGTGGCCGGGGAAGCTGAACAACCCTCGGACGTGGCTGCAGATCGACGCCCAGGATTTCTATACGGACGACCAGGGGATCCCTCACACCTAC